GGCTACCAGGTACGCAATGATGATGCGCCGCATGGCCAAAACACAGGAAGAGGCCGAAGCCCGCATTCGGACCAACCGCCTACCAACCGCCACGCCATTCGGCGTTTTCGACGAAGTCACAGGATATTGACCATGACCCCAACCATCGACGTCAGCACGAAGCCTGCGCCCCTGGCCAGCAAGATGCCCGGCATGACCCAAGGCATGTCCGTGGTCGCCACGCAAGACCCCACCGTGGCAGGACCAGTTCGCGGCCCTGGCCCGGCGCAAGCAGGCAGCCAGGTCGCCCCCGGCGCATTGGGTCGCACGTCGATGCGCCCACCAGGCCCGGGTGAGCAACAGCCGACAGGCGGGCTCATCGGCAATCAGATGATGAGGAAAAACCCATGATGCAAGACCCGATAGCCGAAGAAGACAAACAAGCCGCCCAGGCTCGCCTGGAGGAGAAGCTGCAAACCTTTGGCACCAACATGGCCCACCAGCGGGACGAGTGGATTCGTTCGCGCTACAGCTACGGCGTGGACAAGCGGTGGCTCGAAGACGAGGACCAGTACAACGCCAAGGACAACATCAACAAGGCCGCCAGCCAGATGATGACCAGCGTGGAGCAGGGCTACCCCGTCACCACGCAGCAGGCCAAGCCTCACCGGTCAACCGTCTACATCGGCCTGACCCGGCAGAAGTCCAACGCGGCAGAGGCCCGCCTTGCCGACATCCTGCTGCCCACCGACGACCGCAATTGGGGTATCCAGCCCACACCTAAGCCTGAGCTGATGACCATGGCGCGTGATGGGCAAATGGCGGGTGACAAGGAAACAGGCGAGCCGCTGGTAAACCCCGACACCGGCGAGCCGCTGCGCATGAAAGACATCGCGCGTGCTGCCATGGATGTGGCACGCAAAAAGGCCGAGGCAATGCAGTTGGAGATCGACGACCAGCTCACCGAGTGCGACTACAACGCCGAAGTGCGCAAAGTGATCCACAGCGCGGCAGTGATGGGCACAGGCGTGATCAAAGGCCCCATCGTCACCAACCGCACACGCAAAGCCTGGCAGCCGTACAAGGACACGCAGGGCAATCAGATTCACACCTTGGAGATCGTCGAAGAGATCAAGCCAGCGTCGTTCAGCGTGGACCCACGCAACGTCTGGCCCGACCCAGGTTGCGGCGACAGCATCCACAACGGCAAGGGCATCTACGAGCGTGAGCAGCTCACCGCCCGCCAGGTGCGTGAGCTGGCCAAGCAGCCAGGCTTTATGAAGGCCCAGCTCCGCAAGGTGCTGGAAGAAGGGCCGAAGAAGTCGGCCACCTTCCAGGAGCTGAAGGACGAAGACCAGCGCGACATCGCACGCGACGTCTACGAGATGTGGACCTACTGGGGCGAGGTCGAGCACGAAGACCTGGAAGCCACCGGAGTCAACATCGGCGAGAAGGACGAGCTGCGCAGCATCAGCGCATGCGTCGTGATGATCAACAGCACTGTGGTCAAGGCGTTCCTGAATCCATTGGAAGGCGGCGACCTGCCTTATGACTTTTTTGTCTGGGAGAAGGTGGCAGGTAGCGTGTGGGGTTATGGCGTGCCATACCTCATGCGCGCGCAGCAGCGCGTGCTGAATGCGGCATGGCGTCAGATGATGGACAACTCGGGCGTGACAAGCGGTCCGCAGATCATCGTCAAGGCTGGCACGATCCAGCCAGCCGACAAGCAGTGGCAGCTCAGTGCCCGCAAAATCTGGTACGCCACCGACGACGTGGACGACGTGCGCAAAGCCTTCACGGCTGTCGAGTTCAACAGCCACCAGGCCGAGCTGGCCAACATCATCAAGATGGCGATGGAGCTGGCCGACCAGGAGACCGGCGTGCCCGCGATCACCCAGGGCGAGAAGGGCGCAGCGCCTGACACCGTGGGCGGCATGCAGATGCTGATGAACAGCGCCAACGTGGTCCTGCGCCGCCTGGTCAAGCAGTTCGACGACATGATCACCAAGCCGCACATCCGTCGTTACTACGACTACAACATGATGTACAGCGAGGACGAGGAGATCAAAGGCGACTTCAGCGTAGACGCACGCGGCTCCAGCGCGCTGCTGGTGCGCGACATCCAGAACCAGTCGTTCCTGAACCTACTTGCCGCTGCGGCCAACCCGACCTTCGGCGTGTACATCGACACGCAGAAGCTGTTTGAGAAGGCGCTGCAAGCTCAGCACATTGACCCCAAGGACGTGTTCAAGCCCGAAGACGAGCTGGAGAAAATCAAAGAGCAGATGGCCAACCCGCAGCAACAGCAGGCACCCGATCCGCGTGTCCAGGCTGCGCAGATTCGCGCACAGACAGACATGGAACGAGCCAAGGCGCAGAACGAAGGCGACATGGCCGAGATTCAATTGCGCCAATCCATGATGCAGCAAGACGCCCAACTGAAGATGGCCGAGCTGCAAATGACGCGCGAGATCGAAATGCTGAAGATGTCGAACAGCCAGAACATCAGCCTGGAAGAGATCAAAGCAAAGCTGGCCGACACGGCTATCCGCGAACGCAGCAAGAAGGAAATCTACGCTGCCGAGCAAAACCTCAAACTCCGTACCGGCTCCGGTATCTAACGAAAGGACTTCACCATGGCTTCAGTAAACGCAACCATCAGCCGCGACACCGCACCAGGTGCTGTGATCGTGACTTGGTCATTGGGTAACGCCGACACCGGCACGGCCTTCCAACTGCCTGCCGCTGGCGACATGACGTGCCACACCTTTGGCACTTTTGGCTCAGCCACCATTACCTGGCAAGGGTCGAGTGACGGGACCAACTGGCACGCCATGACGCAGAAGGGCGGCACTGCCAACATGGCCTACACCACGACCGGCAATCACACGCCAAACGAGATGCCGCCTTTCATCCGCGCCATCTCGGCAGGCGGCACCGGCACGGCCATCACGGCGTCCCTTTGCTACTACCCGCGCTACACCAAAAACCCGTATTAAGCGGGCAGTAGCGAGCAGTACAACATGTTGCAAGAAAACCCCTTCAGCCCTATACTATGGGCAGGGGCCTTGCGCCCAAAAAATACATAGCCAGGCAATGACCTGGCTTTTTTGATGGCATGAACGATTTCACTTCCGCAACCTGGCACCAACTACGCAAATGGGCTGAAACAGAGCTTCAGCGTGCGCGTGTCAAAAATGACGCTGTCGGTCTTTCTCTCACCGACACGGCGGCATTGCGGGGTGAAATAAAAATGCTCAAACGATTTCTCGACTTGCCGAATGAGGCAACTCGGGGTGTGGTGGCCGAGCCGGACGAATAGTCCCGCATGGCCGTGTGAGTAAGCCGCCGTTTGGCGGCTTTTTTATTGGAGAGCACTGTGGAAGAAAACGAACTGTCTCAGGAAGAGGCGCAAAAACTTTGGAACGAGGAAGCTCAAAAGCTCGACGCCGGTGATCAAACACCCGCGTTTGAGGCCCAAGCATCTGTGCCGGATACACCGCCGCAGGAAACCCCCGCTTCAGACGACGCACCACCCCAGGAACAGGCCGCTGATCCACTGGCCGGACTCCCGGAGGAAGTGAAACTTGCCCTTGGCAAGATCACCCAACTGGAGCAGGCAAATGCTCAATTGCTGCACCACGTAAAGACTGCCGAGGGTCGCGTGGCTGCGATGCAGCGTGAGTTCCAGCAGGGACGCCAAGCAGCGACTTCTGTCGATGCCGCGCCTAGCCAGGGACAAATGGCTGCCGCCGCCAAGAACCCCGAGAAGTGGGAGCAGCTCAAGCAAGATTTTCCCGAGTGGGCGGGAGCGATGGAAGAGTATGTGGGCTCAAAGCTCAGCGGCATGCAAAGCGGCGTACAACCTGACCAGGTCATGGAGTACGTGCAGCAACAGCTTGCTGTCGAGCGCGAGAACATGAAGATCGCCATCGAAGAAGCCCGGGTAGAAGGCCGGTATGAAAACTGGCGCGATACGGTAAACACACCGGAATTTGCGCAATGGTTTGCAATCCAGCCTGCTGAGGTGAAAGCCTTGGCCGATAGCTCGGCTGCCAAGGACGCGATCAAGATGCTGGACATGTTCCACAAATTGAGCGCCAAACCGGCAACGGAAATCAAGCAAGAGCGCGGAGCACGTCTCGCTGCGGCTGCGACGACTCGACCCGGACAGACACCGCCGCCCAAAACCATGGACGACATGTCGCCGGAGGAACTGTGGAACTACGAGGCCAAGAAGCGCGAGGAACAACTCGCAAAACGCGGCTACTAACCCTCTCTTTTTTGTAAGGAATTTTCAAAATGGCTATTCAAAACTACGGCACAGTCGCATCGCGGAATTTGATCCGTGCTGCGCAAGGCATGCTTGAGCACGCCCAGCCCATCACCGTCCTTGGCGACTTCGGTACTCAGCGCGAGATGCCGCAGAATTCGACCGACACCCTGGTGTTCCGTCGTACTCTGCCCTTTGGCGCAAGCACCTCGGGAACCACGATTGAAAACAGCTCACGCTATGTGGGTACGCCGGACATCACCGCATCCAACTTCGTGTTGGCTGAGGGTGTGACTCCCAACTCCAACACCATCTCCTTCCAGGACGTGTCCGTTCAGCTCCAGCAGTACGGCGTGTTGTTCAAGTACAGCTCCAAAACCGAGCAACTGTACGAAGACGACATCCCCGGCGAGATGGTCAAGCTGACCGGCGAGACCCTGGCCGAGGTGATGGAGCTGGTGCGCTACGGCG